CTACCTTCATGCCCATGTCCAGTGTCATCATGCCCTTACCAGCATCGCCAGCAGCAGCAAACAGAATAGGAACTCCGAGCGGAAACGTGCCATCAATCAAGAACTTTTGTTCGGGTGCGGCTCCAGCAAACCGACTGACAAGGAACGAATCATCAAGAAGGTTAATATTTGTTTTGGTTATCTTTGCTTTAGTATTAACAAATTCTTCAATGTTATAACCTTCAGATAAAGCATCTGAAGCATCCCAACCTTCGGGTTTACCCATAGGCGGTGTGAGCATTGTGACCGACCTAGCGCCAGCAGCCAAAGCGAAATCCTGTATGAGATCAGCTAGTTTTTTGCCAGCAGGATCATTATCAGGCCACAAAATAAGCTCTTTGTTCTGCAATGGAGAAAAGTCAAACTGGTGAGCAGTCTTCTTTGTTAACGCACCAGCCCCACCAATCGTACAGGTAGCTGTATATCCAGCATGGTTCAAAGCATCAGCACACTTTTCGCCCTCGACCCATATAACACGATCAGAGGCTAATACATTCGGAATGTTATATAACGGGCGTATGTCTGGGAACTTGGAATATGGAGAGCCTTCGACAAATGGCCTGAACTCTTTCTTTGGCTTACCCTTGGTGTTCAACATGGGATTGCCAGCAATATCCTTTACATTGTACCTGCGAACTGTGACAAGCACCTCACCATCAGCGTTGGTGTATACATACTCGGCATCATACGGACTATTAGCGTTGTACTGCGGCCTGATAGGATTTTCTATCGGCGCATTATCCCGAACAATTTCAGGTCTAGTGCCGTCAAGGTAACTGGCAAACATCTCCTTTATTTCTGGGAGCTTCATGCCACGAGCCTCTATTAGTATTTTAACAATGCCCCCGATACCAACATTACCGTTGAAATCCTGACCCTGCATAAAATGTTGCGAGGCAGTATCAATGTTGATTTTTAATGATTGACCTGGATCACCAAGCAATGACCCGATATAAAATGTTTTGCCGTGAACACGCCCAGCAGGAAACGTATCCTGCAAAATCCTAATTTGTTCGCTTTTAGGGACTTTACGGGAAATCTCCTCAACTATGTCATTATTACTAGATATAGTATTGCCAAACCTTACCACACTCATTATATTGATCCTCGTTAAGTATTGTTATATTGTTTTCCAACTAGGGGCGGCTCATACCGCCCCTTCTTTTTGCCAGCAAGTGTTACGGAACTCGCACCACTTACAAGCAAAATAATCATCATTCTGTGCAACACGCGGCAGCATGTCATTAGCTTCTGTAGCTTTCAGGATTTGTACTGCTTTGTCACTGGTGGCTTGTGCAAGCTCACTGTTGAACGGAACCATCTCAATGTATATTTCGCTTGTGTTTTTGTTTAACACCGTGAATACACAAGGGTTTTCAGTAAGATCCATGTAGGCTTGATACAATGCAACCTGTGCTGCGTACACCGGGTTGGCTTCTGCTACACCTTTACGAACAAATTCATTGAACTTTTTTTCAGATGCTGACTTACATTCCCACAACATAGGATATGAAAGGTGCAGCGGACCACCGCATATGACCCCATCAATATGACCTCTGACTTCGCCGCCAGCAGTCTCAAACCCAAATTGTTCGCCTTGTTTCTCTGTCCGCAGGTCAAAGCCAGCGTCACGGAAGTACATAATCATCATATCTTCGATGGTATGCCCGAGTCCAAATATGCGTAATGTCTTCGCAGGAAACTCTTTGCCCTCATCAACTTGCTGGTTCATGTATCGGTACTGGAGCTTGCGTGAGCAGGGATCACCAAGGCTAGAAGCTCCAAGATACCTGCGCTTTGGTTGCTTGCGTTCTTTCTCTACAATCGCCCGATCAAGTTCCCTGATGATGTTTTCTGCATCAGAAAGGGATGTCCGAATCTGTGAGGCCGATTCTGCCGCCTCCGTATCGGAAGTAAATTTCTGTAAGGTCTGTGCTAGAGTATTCATTATCAAGCCCTTCTGATATTCGTTTTAGGATTAGTGTTATAGCTAACACCTCTTCCTCGTTTAAATCACATAATCGCTTTTCCCAGCCAATATTCCCGAACAATTCTCCTACTTGTTTTAATGAAGAGTCTCGTACTTCTCCTCCCGTATCCATTCTATAACCTCCTTTGATAACGGGCCGTATGTGCAGACATAAACATCCTCTACATCCTGAACATCGACTTCTGCCACCGCACCCTCAAAAGTTTCTTCTTTGCCCTCAATAAATTTGTACAACATATTTGTAATCGCAGTTTGCAATTCGTCTCTGTTATTAGGATCATTGAACAACATGAAGTATGTCGCTTCAACGCAGACATCGCCTTCAAACAACACTGTTAGTTTTACTTCACCCCTGTTCATGCACTTCTCTTTTCTGACACTACATTATTGACTAAATTATCAATAAACGTCTTGTTCCAGACATAATTCAACATACAAGCGGCTCTGTACTTAGTCCATGAAAAATCAATAGGACTTACATGAACACCATTTTTTGCTAACAATTCCCGTTGCTTAGGGCTGACTGCATCATTCAGCCAACGCTTGGTCTTTTTCGCGCTATCTCCAGTCTCATTCTGTCTCATAAAGTCATCAGCAGCCGCCATAACTTGTCTCTTAGTTCCAATAGAGATCACTCGTGTCTTGCCCTCTTTCTTTTTAACAACGGCAATACAAAGCCCATCAACATCGGCAATCATTGCAAAACCGTTAAATCCAGATGCAGACATACACACCCCATTACCGAACAAATCCATCCATCGAAACGGAGATCGTTCCATGAGATCTACTTCGGTCAAAACAAAATCTTCTAATATTTCTGGTTCTGGACGTTCTATCTCATGTCCGCAAATAGGACACTCGCGCACATTCAACGGTATCTCAGCATCACAGTTAGAGCATATCTTTACTGGAGCCTCGCCATCTACGTCACTCTGAGCGCCATCCAGATTAACAGCATCGTCAAGCGATCCATGCGTTAATACAGACGTACCAAAGTCCATGACAATGCAATCAGACTTAACAACACCAGGAAATTCTTCCTGATCTACTGTACGCAGTCCGCGCCCAATCATCTGAACCATTGTGGCTTTGTAACTACAAGGTCTGGTCAATACGATGCAGGAGACAGGTGGAGAGTCAAAGCCCTCTGTCAACACAGCCACATTGACTACAACCTGAATGTCTCCATTGCTTAGATCATGTAAGATTTGCTCACGTTCATCTTTTGGCGTTTCGCCTGTAACTGTTTCAGCATCAACACCGTAAGCCACAAACTCTTCACACAGATCTTCGGCATGCTGCACAGTTGAGCAGAATACAATCGTCTGGCGATCACCAGCTTTATCCTCCCACTCTTCAACCACACGCTTGTTAATGGCGCGGCGATTCATAATCCGCTCAACCTGCGCCATGTCAAAGTCTGATATAGTTTTGCGTACTTCGTTCAACTCACTCCGCACACCAACATCAATCACATATGTCTTTGGCGGTACAAGGAACCCTTCACGAATTAACGTGGAAATTTCTATCTGGTGGCTACAGTTTGTAAATACGTCCCGTAAGCCCTTCTTATCACCACGGTTAGGGGTGGCGGTAAAGCCAACGATTTGAACCCCCTCATTGGCCTTCTTTGCGGCGTTAATGATGCGTTGATATGTATCCGCAATGGTATGATGCGCTTCATCAACCACGATAAGGTCAATCTTGGGCATTTTGTCCAAATTTTTCTCGCGGCAAAGCGTTTGCACCATTGCAAATACAGCGTCACCTGACCAATCCTTTTGTGCAGCGTTTACTTCACTGGTCTTCAAGGATGGATTTACAAGGTGAAATTTATTGGAGTTCTGTGAAACGAGTTCGTCACGATGCTGTAGAACAAGCACATTTTGTGAACTTTTATAGCGTTTGCCAACCAAGGCGGAAAGCATGATTGTCTTTCCAGCCCCAGTTGGTGCAACGACTAAAGTATTGTTGTGCTTATCCAGTGCATCAGAAGCATCGTTTACAGCGACTTCCTGATACTCACGGAGAATCATCGTACTAGCCTAGTCTGTACCTGTGAGTACCTGACTTTTTATCGTAGGTCTTCACAATCTCATAGCCAGCCTTTTTAATCAGGTAGATATGATTGTAGACAGATGATCGTTTCTTTCCAACAACAGCATGTACCTCATCAATTGTTGCTCCCTTCTTGCGTGAAATCATCTTAAATGTTTTCTTTGCAAGTTTAGGAATGTCATCAACAGAATGAGTCATGTATGGCGGAACACCATCTTCAAACTTGATGTCGAAAGTGGGGGGCTTTACGGCTCCAGCGCCCCCCGTACTGGATCTAGCGACCTCTGAAGGTTTGCCGCTAATAAATGCCCACAGTTTCTCTATCGCGCCCATGATGGTGCTACCCCCGCTGTTGCTGTAGTCGGTTGCGGTGCAGGAGACTGAGCCACTGGTGCTTGTGCAACTGGCGCTTGCGCGACAGGTGCAGCCTGTCCTGTACTTTGAATATAATTAGGCGAGTCTGGTGTCAAGACTGTCTTGATCTTGTTGCGATCAGCGTAACCATTATTGCCTTTTTCAATTCCTAAAGTGCAACATATAGTCATACCATTGATCATATGGATACCTTGGATAGACGCACGTTTTGCCCTAGCGTCATCACTCTCATCTTTTGGAGAGATGCCAAAACCACTATCAACCATCTGCTTGATGGTGTTCAAGCCAATCTTTCTAGCCTTAGACATACCATTTTCATCTTTGGCATCGCCATCAACAAAGATGTTCTGCCAGACTTTACGCTTGTCAAAGTTACCGCCCATAATGGTCAACTCAATCGGCAACCATTTTGCGCTAGTGGTTTGAGATTGCTTGAAGTAGGTGCCAGCACCATACTCAGGAATCTCAGTGTCGCCACCTTCAAGCTTGATGATGGCGCTAACGACAGTGCCATCAGGGATGAGTTCAAAGTCTCCACTTCCGCCTTCCATTGGCGGTACATTGTTTAGGTCAAGCATCTACGTTTTCCTCTTCTTTGTTATTGACCGTTTTTGGATTTACAAAGTTCATTGCTTCTGGCCTTGGACCAGACATTTTCTCAAGCAACTTATTAAGATGCGGCTCTTCAACAGCGTCAAGTCTGCCGCTTCTGTCTTTAGCAGGATAGCCCCACTGGTTAAGCGTATCACAAACAAAGGCTCTGAATTTAGTGCCATCGTCAGCAGTCAGCGTTGTCATTGTGATTAGTTCATCAACGATCCCCGGCAACTCACGCCCAGTCTTTGCACCTTCAATCTGCAAGTCGTAAGTAATGCGTCCATAGTCATCCGTCTTTTCATCAAGGATGCCGACAAAGATCACGTTCTTCTCACGAATATGTTGAAGATGAGTAAGCCATTGCATCATCTCACGACCCTGCGCCCCATACACTGCACGAGTGTCTAGCTTACCTGTTCGATCTGATCTGGCTTCTGGTTGATTTTGATTATATGAAAAGCAAAGCCGACCAGCCACAGTAATACTATCAATGAAGATTGTATCGTATTTGCTCAACAGCTTTTCTGGATCACCATAGGTCTGACACACATATTCGTAATGTGCCATTGAGTATGGCGAGTCCTCATTTAGTGCAGGGTTGCCCCCACCAAGGAAGCATGCAAAGTCTCTGCACTCAGGCCATGTGCGCGGCCTGATAACGTCAACTTTACACCCTTCGATAGCGGCATCACCAGCTTCCAAGTCCATGAACAATGTTTTGTCCATGTCCAAGGTACGCACCAGTGATGTCTTCCCCACACCTGACGGTCCGCCAATCACGATCTTGTGACCGCGCTTCTCAGCCAACCGTTCTTCTGCGCTAATTATTTTTAGCATTAACTTTCCTCCCTTCTTTTTAGATCAACAGAAATGCCCTGCAACTCAACGGTACGAGCCTCAGACAATGCTGCTTTAAGATCTGGTGTGGCATTCTGAAACTTGGCTTCTGACACACTGTATTTCACGGTGGCAAGATGCCTAGCCGTGTCCTCATCCAAAGAATTAAGAACACGCAACAGAATAGTCTCATCCCAAAGAACCTTTTTTCTGAAATCAACAGTGACTTTGAAATCACCACTGTTCATAGAAGTCTGACCAAAATCCTTGCCTTGTTGGGCAAGTTGCATTTGAGCAGTATCTTTAAACTGGTCTTTGAGAGAATTGTTAACGATCTTCAGTTCTTTTTGCAGATCGTCAATTTGAGATTTGAGATCCTCACGCTTGTTAAACAAAGCAGTCAGATCATTATTCAAAGTAATAGCGTTCATTGCTTTTCCTTTCAGAGTTGAATATCGCTAGATACAACTGAAAGGTAAGCATGCAATCTTTTCAAGTCAAGGGAATTTTGAGAAAATTGTTATTATTTTTTTTAGAGAGGTAAATCTCAACTCCATGAACGGCTTTCATGAGTTTCTTTTTGAGTTTAAATTCAGCGGTTTCCACGCCCTTGGCATCTTCAACAACTTCTTCAAGACTACCGTATTCATCTACTTTATTATATCGAAAGTCAGCCACATATTTACAAATCTTTTGATCGTTAACCACAATCTCATATGAGATTTGTCTTTGTAGGTCTGTTATGTAACCAGCCTTTTCCATAGCTGTAAGTTCGCCCCAACGCTCTGCCTCCCACTTGGAATCAAATTTGATCCCCATGAAAGTTGTCTTTCTGGCACCATACTTGTTTGTCTTGCGTTTATAGTTGTACATGGTATAAATATGGACATAAATGGTTAACAATGGGAATTAGTATAATGCCAGACACAACTAAATTCAAGTCAGTTGGAGTTGACTTAACAACATATCAAAAACTGGTAAAGCTTTCAGAAGACGAGCATAGGAATGTGCGCCAGCAAATAGCCAAGCTAACTGCTGATGCTTTTGATAAAAAATACGGACAGGGTGGGATAGGGTCTGCGGCTGTTAATGCTTAATCAGCCAGCGCCCTCATGCGGTCAACCAAACGCCTAGCTCGGTTTGGAACCTGCGTATACCATCTGGAGTCAACCATCTCGTCTGCGGCCTTATTCCAGTCCCTGGCATCAACGCCAGCCTTCATGCCCTTGAATTTGGAGAGGCGCGGTCTGCCCATATTAAACATCATATTGCAAATGATATGCTGTGCTTCTTCGGGTAAATCGTCAAAGTCCTCGTAAAGAACTTTGCACTCGTCAATGGTTACGGACATATCCAATGCGAACAATTTCTTAACACGTTCTTGTTCAACAACTGTGCCTACGGGTTTGCCGTGTTCTTCATCATTTTCAGTTATCAAGTGACCAATTCCACAAGTAGGAAGACCAAGATGATCCAAATATATTTCATACTTACAGCCCTCGTCAGCGGCTATTTCTTCGCGTAATACATCTTTGTTCATTTTATGGGTTCCCCAATAAGGCCGCTGTAGAGCCTGTTATGCCCAGAGCTTGAGCTACACCAGGATTCGCTGCTGCCTGTTGTCTAATTGTACTGGTTCCTGCTGGAGCCGTTGGTTGTGTTACGTTTATTGATCCTATACCAGATGCTGTGTTTGGTTGAGTCATTTGACCTTGTATTGCGGACAATTGTTCGCCTATGCCAGAGCTATCAATAACAGAAGAAATCTGTCTCTCAGCTTCACGAGCGCCCTCTTGTATAACTTGTGGAGGAGTCTGGATAGAGGCATTTGTGAAAGCCTGAGACATAAGCCTACCCAAAGTTCTAGCTCTTTCCTCTGGGTTTTCACCCTTAATCTGTTTTCTATACTGCTTCAGAATGTCATCGTAATATCCACCAGAAGAAAATACCCTGCCAATAATAGTTAGCTTTAGTAGCTTATCTAAATTTTGTAGAGGGCTTGCTGCAATGTTAGCCGCAACCAAATCGCCGCCTTTAACAGTCCTTGCGTTAAACTCTAATATCTTTGCAAAAGAAACCATATCATCAGCCATGCCTTCATCAAATATGGCTTTTAGTTTACCACTATCCTCTGCGTCCAATATGCGTTTTGCAAAATCACCAAGAGCTTTTCCATCAGTGGTTAAACCGTCACCAAAATCTTCAATCAATCTTTCCATGTAATTACCGCGTATTTTGTCTAACGCGGCTTGATCACCTTCAAAGCTTTTGACAATTTTATTGATGTCTGACGCATTGGTTGATCTATGAGCTATAAGATCTGCGGCTTCAACAGAATTCAGTCTACCAGATGCAAGCTTCTGAAAAGCAGCGCTCTTATCTGCTTGGAATATTTGTTTCTGTGCATTTATGACACCTTGCATCATGCCAACGAGATTTTCATCTCCACCCTCTTGCAATATTCTACTAACTGTCGCTTGATCCATTTTAGACAAAGATGTGCGATCAATTTGTTTTGCAAGTTGTCTTATCTTGTTAGCATCAGCACCAAATAACTCATCTGCTGTGCGCCCAAGATCTTTAATTGATTTGGCAAAGGCGGCACCTTTAAACGTCTCTGGAGCGTAATTGTCTAAAGCACTGATACCTGATTTATCTAGAGCGTTTCTTAACCACTCGCCAGCAAGCTTCTGTCTAAATTGTTCAGCCGCTGCGTCAGCTTCTCTACCAGTGCCACCAGCCGCAAGTCTTACGGCTTTTAAGGTACGAGAAAGAATTTGAGGCTTATCATTCCTTATAATTCTATCCATGCGAACATCATCAACGCCAACTCTTTGACCGTCCGATGTTTTTTGCCTTAATCTTTTAATTACACCTGCCGATTCTAATTGATCAAATACGTCTGCTCCACGTTTATACTGACCACGGGCTATGTTTAATCTTTCTGATGCACGGCGTAAAATATCTGCACCATCTGGCGTAATATTTTTGCCAGAAGTTGCAATAATATCATCAATATTCCCAACAGTTAGCTTGGAATCTAGGTCATCAATCATCCTAGATATGTATTTAGCCTCTGTGCCTTGCGCTCTCATTAAAATGTCATTAAGAGTTTTACGAGTCTTATATATTTGTTCAAAAGATTCTGATCTGCTCAATGTGTTAATTGCTTTGATTGCAGAATCAAGCTCTTTCATAGTACCGCCAGCTATGCCTGAAGCTTCTATTCTTTTCGCTTCTGATGCCAACTTTTTAATAGTATCTACAGGAATAATTTGTTTTGTACCAGCAGCGCTTTCTAAAGCATCATCAATTGGTCTAAACAATGATGTCATTTGATCATCAAAAGATTTTTGTGCGTTAGCTAGTATTCTAAATGTTTCATCCTCAAGATTAAGGTTTTTCTCAGCCGCCGCACCAATGTCTTGCGCCAAATCATCAAGAGTTTTAAGCACTGCTTCTTGTGCCTCTCTCTCAGCAGACTTGAGCGCCTGTGCTTGCTTACCTGTAGCGTTGAGTATAATCCCACCAACTTCTTCATCAGAAGCAGCGCCTACTTGCGCTCTTAAATCTGCGATCTTTGTTTGTAATATTTCGTTGTTTTGTTTTAAACGCTTTGATGTGCCAAAAGTTTTTTCAGCTATAGCCTGTTGCCTAGCGACAAGCGCTGGCGC